GAGGCCGCAATGACGATCGCCGAGTACCCCGAGAACAGCCTGCAGACGCTGATCGACCTGTACGCCGAGGTCTACGGCCTCACCGACCCGTGCCACATCATGGACTCCCTCCACGCCGCCGGGATGCTCAACGAGGCCGGGCTGTTCGAGGACACGGTCCGGGTCGCCACCGGCAAGGGTCGCCCGGTCGCCCTCCCGCTCGACGGGCGTGAGGTGCCCCGCCGGGAGCGCCAGGTCAAGTCCACCGTCGCCCACAGCGGCAAGGTCCACGAGGGCCCGGCCCGCCGTCAGGGCTCCCAGTGGGGCACCAAGGCCGCCACCCCGGCCCCCAAGCCCGAGACGCCCACGGTCACCACGGTCACCTACCGCAAGCACCAGGACGTCTGGGCGCTCCAGGTGACGGGCCCCGTCCCCGCCGAGGGCACCGAGGTCACGGTCGCCAAGCGTGACGGCACCACCAAGGTCGAGACGGCCGGAGCTGTCCTCGCCCGCTTCGCCGAGGCCACCATCGTCGCCATCGCCAAGACGGCTCGCAGCACCGGCACCCCGGCCGCCCCGACCGTCCCCGCAGGCCACTACGCCACCCCTTCCCGGACCGGCAACAACGACCTGGACTTCTGGGCCGTAGACGTCCCGACCGACGGCAAGTGGGCCGGGTACACCTTCGTCAGCCGGGTCATCGGCGGGCACGAGGACACCAGGGTCCGGGGGGCCGAAGCCCGCCAGGCCCTCGACGCCATCGCCGCCTTCGGCCCCCAGGACGCAGCGAAGGCCTACGGACGGGCCATCGGCCGCTGTGGCCGCTGCAACCGGCACCTCACCGACGAGACGAGCCGCACCCTCGGGCTCGGCCCCGAGTGCGCCCAGAAGGGCTGGTGATGTTGGCCCGCCCCCAGACGCACCCCAACCCCCAACGCAACCCCAACGACGGCCCCGGGCGAGAGCTCGGGGCCAAAGGAGACTCCCCATGACCCACGCACGCTGCCTCGTCGTCACGGACGACGGGGACTACGACAGGGCGCTCGCCCCGTTCGACTTTGAAGGCCCGGGGGCCGAGGCCCACTGGGACTGGTACGTGCTCGGGGGCCGCTACACCGAGCGTGCCCTGGTCACGGCCGACGGCACGATGGTCCTGCAATGCCGCCGGGCCGAGTTGAACGTGGAGGCGACCGGCCCCTGCTTCGCTGTCCTCACGAGCTCTGGCGAGTGGCACGAGAACCCCGACGCCTGGGGTGAGGGCCTGCCCGAGGGCAAGACGTGGCCCGAGACGTTCGCCAAGCTCGTGCTCGCCGAGAGCCCCGACGCCATCCTGTCGCTCGTGGACTTCCACTCATGAGCCTGACCCCAACCAAGACTTACACCGACCCGGAGGGCCGCCGCTACCGGGTGGGCGACCGCATCCGTCTCGTGTGCTGCACCGACCCGTACACCCACCTGGAGCCGGGAGCTCTCGGGACCGTCACGGGCGGCCACGTCTCCGCCGTGTTCCCGATGGCGCTCTACGTCCAGTGGGACTCCGGCAGCACGCTGTCGCTGTGCCCCGACGCCGGGGACCGCTGGGAGCCCGAGGCGAGGGTGGTAGACACCGCCGCCACCCCGCCGGTAACCTCCCCGGCCGGAGCCCAGACCTTGCCCCAGTCCACGCTCAGCGCCCCCAGCGCCGACGACGTCGCCCGAGCCTCACGGCTCTGGGATGACGCCCAAGTTCAGGCCCTCGCCCGCCGTGGCGTGGAGGCCGAGCTTGTGGACGGCCGCATCTGTCTGACCCGCCGGGCTGTAGAGCATCTGATGCTCACCCTCCCGGTCCTGCCAGTCGAGTCCGCCGTGGGCGCACGGCAACCGAGCGGCTGAGGTGGCGCCAGGGCGTCTCCGCCCTCTCTCTGATGCTGTGCGCCGGGCTGGCTGCCTGTCAGCCTGGCCCGGCCGTTCTCCGGGAGCTTCCCGGGCACGACGCCGACGGCCCTGACCTCGGGACGGCAGAGGCCATCCTGGCCGCCGTCGCCGAGGCCCAGGCCGCCCCTGTCCTCCGGGAGGAGAGCTCCCAGCCAGAGGCGCAACCTCCGCCGCCTACTGCCACTCCGGCAATCGAGGGGCCCGCTCCGCTTGACCTCCGCTGGATGGCTGACCTCACCCCCCACCAGCTGATCAAGGTCGCCTTCGCCGTGCTCGGCGCCGCCAACGTGGAGAAGGCCCTGTACGTCGCATGCCGTGAGGGCGGCCTCGACAAGGGGCGCAGCATGGTGAACGGCAAGCGGGTGGACCCGTGCGATCCCCGCTACCGGCTGGTGGACAGCCAACCCCCCCGGGGCCCGGCCTGCTCGGCCGACAACCCCACCAGCACCGCCTCAGGCCTGTTCCAGTACCTTCGGGGCTGGGCCGGATGGGGAGGGTACTCGTGGGCCGACATCGTGGGACCGGACTGTCTGACGGACGTGCTGATGACAGTGGCCGTGGTCAGGGGCCCGAGCGGCTGGGGCCCCTGGGAGTAGACGGGTGGCGGCAGGGCTACGCCACCTTCGACCTCGGCCGCCGAGCTCGGGCCGGGGCCGCCAGTCGCAAGATCGACCGTCTCGGCACCCGGGTGGACGGCCTCCTCGACCTGCTGCTGGCGTTGACCATCGGCGCCTGCGTCGGGGAGCTGTTGGCCGTCGCCCTGTTCGTCGCACTGGCGCTGTGGGGATGACACCGGAGGGAGAGCTCGCCACGGACGCCCTGGCCATCGCCCGGCTGACCCGCCTCGTCACCCACGACGTCATCTCCCAGGGCCCACGCCAGGCCGTCATCCGCTGGGCCTACGCCCGAGACGGACGTGCCGGCGACTTGGCCGAGCTCGAGGAGTGGGGCGGCCCGGAGGAGGCTGTGGAGACGGACCGGAACCCGCCCAAGCTCGCTCGGCTGATCACGTGCCCGTGGTGTGCGGGCATGTGGGTCGCCCTCGGGGTGGTGGCGGCGAGACGAGTCGCACCTGGGCTGTGGCGTCCGCTGGCACGAGCTCTCGCCGCTTCGCAGGTCGCCGGGCTGGTGGCGAACCTGTGAGCGGCCCCGAGACGCCCGAGGTGGGCTCGGGGTGGGGGGCGCTCAACCAGGCCGCCCTTGACCGCATGGCCGCCGTCCGAGGGTGGCTGGACGAGTGCCTGTTCGGGGCTCGCACCCCGACGCCGGGGGAGCTGTCCCGCTGTGCAGGGCAGCTGCTCTACGCCGCCGGGGCTCTGCTGGACGCCTCCGCACTAGGCTCGCCTCCGGGGCCCGACGAGGCCCCAGACGCCAACCCAACGGAGGATGATCATGAGTGATACCGACCCGTTCTGCACGGGGCAGTACAGCTACTACGCCAACGCCAAGCTGCAGCCGGGCGCCGACATCGCCGGGCTGTTCCCGGCCGCCGCCGACGGCACGCCGTGGCCGGGCCGGGACACGGGCGAGACGCAGTGGGGCACCCTGTACCGCAACGCCGTGGAGGGCTTGTGGCTGCCGGTCTACATCCCCGAGGGATGCGACGGGTACGTGGCGGCAGTCGATCCGGTCACGGGCGACAAGCTCCCGAGCGTGGTGCTGTACGCCAACACGAACCACAGCGCCGTCGCCAACCGGCTCTCCCCGCACGGGGAGGCGCACAGCTCCCCCGAGGTCGATGCGGCACGCTTCGAGGAGGCGTGTGCGATCGGCCTGGAGTCGTGCACCTACACCTCCGGCTCGCCGTACGTGAAGGAGCTCGGGTGAGCACCTACCCGCACGTCTCGCTTGGCGACGCCTACGACGAGCGCCAGGACGCCCGCCAGCAGGCCCCCGAGTACCGGGAGCACCGGGGCGTCTCCCCCGAGGCCCAGGAGCCATCGGTGCACCAACAGCTCCGCCGCCTCGGCGACCTCGTGGACGAGGCCGAGAAGGGCATGGTGGGCCTCCTCGACGCCCGGGCCGGGCTGGAGAGTCGCATCGGCCCCGTCCTCAGCCAGGTCGAGCCGATCAACGGCACCGGCATGATCGGCACCCGGGTCGCCACCGTGGGGCCCCGATGCGGCCTCGCCGCCGAGATAGACCGGCAGTGCCTCAGGCTGGAGAGTCTGATCCAGGGCATGGACGTGGAGCAGCTACAGCTCCGGGGGCTCGCCCAGCGGGTAGAGGTCTGACAGTGGCTACGGTGGGGGCTCGTGGCCGGGCCCTCACCGTTGCTCGTCCGACACGACGTGCCTGGGGCCCCGGGTCAACCCCTGGGCCGCCTCCACTCCACCCGAGCTCTCGACGCCTCATGCTGGTGCAGCCCGTGCTGGGAGGGCATCTGGGTCGTGCACCACGAGACGTGCCCGGGCTGTCGTGGCTACGGCCTCCACGAGGAGCGTGGCCTTGTGTTCGACAAGCCGTGCCGGGAGTGCCGGGGGGTAGGGTTCTTCCCATGCGCCTCGCCCAAGGGTTCGCCTTCCTCGCCGCCGTCGTCGGTTACCTCGTGCTGTACCGGGCCCGAGCCCGAACGGGCAGGTAGCGGGGCGTAGACGCCCGGGGCTAACCCGTGTTAGCCTGAGGTCATGACACCTCAGCCCACAGCGGCCCCCGCCTGGTACGCCGCCGAGTTCCGCACGTTCGCCGTCCGCATCGGCCGCAACCACCGCCACTACCTGTCGGTCAAGCAACTGGTCGAGAACCTGGGCGGCCACCGCTCGCCCGGCTCTGGCGGCTACTTCACGGTCACCTGCCACCCCGGCCACGTTGGCACCTTCGAGGCTTGCGGCGCCCGGGTCACCGAGGCCGCCCGATGACTACGCACCTGCTCCCGCACGACGAGGCCCGAGAGGCCCGCATCGCCGCCCGTGTCGCCGCCCGAGCCGACCGGCCCACCCCCACCGGCCCCCGCACAGCTCCGTCCTGGCGGGCCATGCTGACCCTGGTCCGCACGCACGCCGGGCTCAACCCCCTCAACGCCTTCGCCCTCAGCGACAAGGCGTTCGCCGAGGCGCTGTGGACCGCTGGCGTCGGCCCCGAGCAGTGGAACACCATCGGCTACCTCGACCAGCAGGCCGCCATCGACGCCGAGTGCGAGACGGTCGCAGACGCCCTGATCGCAGCCGGGTACCGCATCACGCAGGGCCCCCGGGGCGGGCTCCGCTTCGAGCGCCGTGGCTGACGGGCTGCCCGGCCGCCCACGAGCTCTCCCCAACCCGCTCCCCCCGTCTCGCAACGACTGGTGGAAGGCCGGGGCCTGTGCGAACCACCGGCACCCGGAGTGGTTTACGGGCCCGTGCCACAACCCGGGCGGCCAGGGAGGCCGGGGCCCCCTCACCCGCAACGCCAACATGGCCCTCGTGGTTTGCGCCGCCTGCACGCAGCGCCGCCCGTGCCTCGCCGAGGCGCTGGAGTTCACCGAGCAGGTGGGCGTCTGGGGCGGCCTGACCGACCAGGAGCGCCGCCTGTACGAGCACGAGCGGGCCGTCATCCTCCGGGAGCGCTTCGGCTCTGCGTAAGATGCCGCCCGGTGGCACGGACCCGGGGGAAGCAGCAGCGTGACTTCGGCATCGTCGCCGCCGCTCAACGCATCAACCTCGCCGACAGGGCCGCCGCCCATAGGGCCGCCGCCGTCGCCCAACCCTGGCAGGCGGAGGCGTGGGAGGCGTATAACGAGGTCCCCGAGATCGGCGAGAGCCTGACCTACCGGGGCGACCTGATGGCGCAGCTGATCCTGTTCCCCGCTGTGGCCGACCCGGAGAACCCGGATGGCGACCCCATCCCCCTCGCCGACGAGAAGGTGGCCTGCCCCCCCGCCGTGCTCGAAGCGGCCACGGCAGAGCTCGCCCGTCTCCGCACGTGGGCTGGCGGCCAGGCCGAGATTCTGCGCCTCTACGAGATCAACATGCAGGTCGCCGGGGAGCTGTACCTGGTCGGCTACGCCCCCGACGGAGACGAGCCCGAGGAGTACTGGGCGGTCGCCTCGACGCAGGAGGTGAAGGAGCAGGACGGGGAGTACACGGTCCTGGCGAAGCCGGGCGACACCGAGGGCCGCAAGCTGACCGCCAACGACTACATCGAACGGTACTGGACCCGTCACCCGCAGTGGGCCGCTCTCCCCGACAGCCCGCTCCGCCGCCTCCGCACCGACACTCGGGCCGCCATCACCCTCAACGAGCAGGTGATCACCGAGGCGCTGTCGACGCTGCCAGCGGGCATGCTCCTCATCCCCAACGAGATTCAGTTCGAGTGGCCCGCCGGGTACACGCCGTCCGACAAGGACGCCGAGCGGAACCCGTTCGACGTCATGCTCGAGATGGCGATTCAGGACGGCATGGTGCCGGGGAGCTTCGCCAGCCAGTACCCGCTGACCGTCCACGGCGCCGCCGAGTTCTTGAAGGAGATCAGACGGGTCAGCCTCGCCCGTGAGGCCGACACCACCACGGAGGCCCGTCTCGCCGCCCGAGTGGACCGCATCGCCCGGGGCCTGCCGCTGCCTGTGGAGAAGGTCATGGGCCACCAGCAGACCACGTTCGCCAACGCCAAGCAGGTCGATCAGGACACCTTCGACGACTACCTGCGCCCGTCGGCCGTGTCGATGGTGACGGCCATCACCTACTGCTTCTACCAGCCGCACCTGATCGAGAACCCGGCCATCCCGGAGGACTGGCAGAAGCGCATCGTGGCGTGGTTCAACCCGTCTGCCCTGATCGCCGACCCGGACCCGGAGGAGAGCGCCGACTTCGGCGTGACCGAGGGCCTCGTGAAGGCGGCCAGCTGGCGAGCGAAGCGTGGCTGGACGGAGGAGGACGCCCCCGACGCCGAGGAGCTTCTGTTGCGGATGGCGTACCGCCGGGGTGCCATCGACCCGGGCCTGACCGCACAGCTCCTCCGTGACCTGGCCGCCGAGGTGGGCGTGGAGCTGAGCGTGGCCGAGACGCAGACGATCGCCGAGCAGAGCCCGCAGCAGGCCGCCGCTCTCCTGTTGAAGTGGCACCAGGCGAAGGCCCGTGGCGAGCCGCCCCCACATCTGACGCCCCGGCAGCCGCTGGCGCTGACGGCCGGGGCCACGACAGCGCCAAGGGTGATCGACGGAGGGCGAGAGCTCCTGGCGATTGACCAAGAGCTCCGGGTGCGGTGGCGGGCCGCCATGGACGCCGCCTTGGACCGGGAGCTGGAGCGGACAGCGAACAAGCTCCGCAACACCGCCCGCAAGCTCGGGGTGCTCAGCGCTCTGCAGGCTCGCCCCGAGGACGTCGCTCCTCTGCTCGGGCGAGCGGTGGTGGCCGCCGCCGGAGTGGAGTACGACTGGAGCCGTCTCCGACTCTCGTTCATGGGGCTTGGCCGCCGGGCCCAGGATCAGGCCGTGGATGCCGCTGGGCGCATCGCTGGGGGCTTCTCGACGGCCCAGCGGCAGACGCTGAAGCTGCGCCAGGCCGACGACCTCGGCACGGCGTGGAAGTGGGTCCAGCAGGCGATGACGGGCCTCGCCGATCTGCGCCTGTACGACCCGTCCACCGGCCAGTACACGGGGGTGGGCGAGAGCGACCCCACGAGCTTCATCCCGGCCGGGATGGTCCGCCAGGCGATGAACGTCGCCGGGGGGAGCCCGGTCCGGGTGCTCACCGACGAGACACTCCGGAACGGGGAGGCGTGGATCAGTGTCGGGGACCGGGTGGAGGGCATCGGCGTCGGGGAGCGCATCCGGGACGCCCTCGCCTCGGAGGGCGTGGAGGTCGTCCGGTACAGGTGGATCTACGGGCCCGCCATCCGCATGCACCCCTTCGAGCCCCACCAGCGCCTCGATGGCCTCGTGTTCGAGTCGTTCGAGGACGACCGCCTCGCCAACACCTACGGGTGGCCTGTCCGCTCGCACTTCCTCCCGGGCGACCACGGGGGCTGCGTCTGCGACGTGGAGCCGATCTTGGGCGCCCCACCCCCGGTCGAGGAGCCGCCCCCGCCGCCGCCCGTGCTCGGCAAGGAGACGGGCAAGGCCGTCCGAGGGTTCGACACGCCCCTGGAGGAGAAGCTCGCTCGCCGCTTCGCCGGGTGGCGCCGCCTCCGCAGCGTCGATCAGGAGCAGCTGGACGAGCTCAACGTGGCGTACAACGCCATTCGTCGCCACCCCAACTTCTCCGTGGCGAGCCCGACGGTGGAGACGGTCGCCAAGACGTTCCGGGGCCAGTTCAAGACGTTGCAGCTGACCAAGACTCGGGCCAAGACGCTCCTCACGACGACGCCCGAGAACCTGAACCCAACCCAGCTGGACGGCATCCTGGGAGACGCCACCCGCCTCGGCCTCGACCCGCAGGACATCGCCGACCAGGGGCTGGTGGTCGTAGCCAAGGTCGGCGACCGGGAGGTCGTAGCGTTCGGCTCCGAGCACCTGTGGGCCGCTCTCGAGCGTGGCGCCGCCGAGGAGTTCTACCCCAAGGTCCTGTACTGGAACGCCAAGATCGACGTGCCGCCGGGCGCTGACCTGGAGCGCCTGTTCCACGCCGACGACCTGACCCGTGTCCGCCAGGCCGCCGCCCGTGAGGCGAAGGCGACCCGTCTCGCCCTCGGCCTGGACGAGCCCACAGGCAAGGCCACGCCGGGCGCCAAGACGTCGGGCCTGGCAGCTCTCCCCCCGGCCGACCGGCCCGCCGCCGCCGCCGAACAGTTCGCCAAGCGCTGGGGCCGGGGTGGCGTCGGGGGCACCAACGTGGACACCAAGGGCGCCTTCACGGGCATGTCGACCCGGGTCGCCAACGACGTCACCGACGAGCTCGACCGGATGATGCGAGCCCACCCCGTGACCGCCGGCAAGCTCCGCTCCGTCCACACCGTCAAGCTCGGGAGCAACACGCACGCCCAGGCCAATCAGGCCACCCGGGAGCTCACGTTCAACAGCCAGTTCTACGGCTACGGCAAGGAGAAGCGTTTCCAGGAGACGTGGGAGGCGTGGAACCACCAGCCGGGCTCGGGGTGGAGCGCCTACGTGGAGGGCGCCGCCGAGCGCAAGATCACCCACGCCCGGTACACGACCACCCACGAGTTCGGCCATCACATCGACTACACCGCCCGAGACAAGCTCGGCGAGGACGCCTGGGATCAGCTCGTGCAGGACACCATCGAGGCCGACTGGCGCCGGGTGCGGGGCACCAAGGGCAAGCTCCGCCGGACCCAGGAGCGGAGCAGGGGCCGGGCGAAGCTGCCGCCGGAGATGGCCGCCCACGTCAAGGAGCATCTGTCCACGTACGCCACGACTAACCTCCGGGAGGTCATGGCTGAGGTCGTCGCCGAGGCGACCCTGTCCCTCAACCCCCGGCCTCTCGCCACCGCCCTGTACAAGCTCCTGTTGAAGCACGCAGAAGGAATCGCATGACGAGTCTCGGCCCGCCGATCTGCATGAGCTGCGCCCGGATGGCCCGGGGACCTAATGCCGCCGTCGGGACGTGCGAGGCGTTCCCGGAGGGCATCCCCGACGACATCTGGCTCGGGGGCTACGACCATCGGCTGCCGTACCCGGGCGACGAGGGCGTCCTGTTCTCGCTGGCCCTCAGCCCCGACGCCGCCGCCGGGCTGGAGGCCTACGAC